CTAGATTTCTATACCTTCACTCAATGGATTCAATGTAATGGCTAACTGCAAATAATCGGGTGCTAAATGTGCATATGCCATCGTCTGTTGTATGTTGGCATGTCCCAGTATTTGTTGTAGTGCGACAATGTTTCCACCTTTCATCACAAAGTGACTCGCGAATGTATGACGCAGAACGTGAGTCGCTTGCCCATCTGGTAAATCAGGTTTTATTGACCTCAATTTCACGCGAAAACTTGCGTAATCAACGTCAAATAGCTCCCCTGATTTCTGTTTGATTTCCTTTTCCAGTTTTTTGGAGATCGGGATTGTCCTTTGTTTACCATTTTTGGTTTTCAAAAATGTCACCCGTCCATTTTTTACTTGAGTACTTTTCAGGGTTTCGGCTTCACCCCATCTGGCACCGGTACTGAGACATAACAATGCAATTTTTCGTTCATCTCCCGAAAGTACAGATAACAGATTGCTTATCTCTTCTTTTGTTAAGAAGGTCATTTCAGGCTGTTGCTCTTTTAGCGGCGGTAACCCACTCAGTGGATTATCACCGCTAAAAACTTCGAGCTTTTGCAATGTTGTGATCATTCCTGATAGACGGTACATGTCCCGGTTTATCGTTGATGCTTTGATACCATCAGAGAGGCGATTACTTCGGTGTTCCAATAAAACATGTTTGTTGAGACGGTTTATAGATGGGTCATTGAGCAACTTGATTGTTTTTGCCAGTTGCCGATTTTCTATTGCACCGTTCTCTGCGGTTTGTCCGTGATACAGCCACCATAATTTAAGTAAATCGCTTAAACTCTGTCTGTTAGATGATTTTCCCGGCTTTGGAGCATGAGCCAGTGTGTAACGTTCAAAAGCAACAGCTTCTGCTTTCTTATCAAATTTCCGCCTGATCCGATTTCCAGTTCGACCAACAGGACGGATGTCCACCATATATCGACCATCATCGAGCTTCTTAATTGGCATATTTAAGCTCTCCGATGTAGCAAAGTGATTGTGTTTCTAACCAGTCAAGAAAATTCCTATGTAGTGTTAGCCAGTTTTCCGGCCTAAGTGGCGTGACATTTTGGTCTCTACTCCATCAGGGGAGAGAGTCGGGCTAATTTGACCAGATTCTGGTGCAATTTTGTCCGTTAATAGCCATAAGGTATATTTTTCAAACTTAGGATGGTTTGTGATTTTCATTAAGGTTGCTAATGCGGGGTCATTGTAACCCGCCTCAATTTTTTTAAACGTACTTATTGATATATCCATAATTTCACACAGTTGCATTTGTGTTAATCCCTCCGTTATGCGAATAGCTTTCAATTTCTCAGAAATATTCATTGACGAGTTCCAATGTACGAACTAACATTACCGCAAGTTCCAACATAAGAACCTTGCGAGACGCAAAAATGCCTAGAGCTGGCACTATAAGCAACTCTAAGCGTTTGAGTAAGGCAGAGTAACAAACGAACCTTAAAAAGGCGAGATTCCTAAGTTCGACCGCTGTTTAAAGTATAGAAAGGAAACCGAAAAATGTTAGAAAAGAATCCTGATGGTTACATGCAAGTTTACTATCCGGTTGATGCAGTTCCTTATCAGAAGTTTGCTGACTTAATTGGTAAAACTCATGGTGCTGTTAAAGGAATGGTTGATAAAGGTAAGTTACCAACGGTTTTTTGGCAGAATCCTGATGTAAAAGAAATTGGTGGTATGCCTGCGAAAGTACGTGGTGAGAATTGGGTTTATATACCTGAATTTAACAGAGGAATGCGTGACGCGTTTCTGAACCGCCCAAAAGAACAGCGTGATGCTTGGCTATTGTGGGTTGGTCTGTAAGTTAACCAGTAAGCAGAGGGTAATAAAATGAAGCAATATAGTCGATCACTCAGTACAGGTTTATTTATTCAAATAGAAAATAAATATACTTATGCGCAAAATATTATTTTTCCACTTTCTGATTTACGGGCAATTTATAACGCCTGCAATAGTGGGGAAACTGTGGTACTGATGATTGATGGCATGAGTGAACAATCACCTTCTATTTCATATAAAATATTTGTTCAATTTTTCACTGATGTGATTAATGCAATTGAAAAGCTAAACCCGCAGGCTTTTATATTTAAGTTAACAGTGAATGAAGATTTATCCTGTGAATGGTGCGACTTTCATCGCACCAGTAGTAATTAGCGTTTTCTTTAATTTTAGATTACTGCAATACCATGATCCGGATATGGATAAGCGCCGGTAATATAATAACTATTAAAGGTAATTAATATGTGCAGTACTATTCCAACACCAGTGGAATTAAATAAGGGCAGGATCAAATTCGGTGCATTATTAGTTCGTCCGTTACGTAAAAGTGTTGTTTCTCAGTTCTCACGTTATCAGGTTGAAGACGGAATATATTGCTACGGTAAATTTGATTCCCGTGATCAGGCTTTAAGATATTGCCTGCAATTATACAGGATAAAACTTCATGAACGAATTAAAGAGGGTGCAGCACAAATATAAAGTCAGAAGTGAAGACTTTTTAAATAACAAAGTCACAAAAGCAAGTTATAAAAAAGAAAATCCATTGATGATGACGTTTGTCTCAATCGGTTTAGCAACAACAATATTAACCCCATTATTATCCCTGTTATAAAGGTGAAGTTATGGCGAATACAGAGTCTTATCGTTCATTGGTATATACACTGGATCGGCGAATTGATTTCCGGTTTAATTATGTCAGGCGGATGCGTAGTTCCCATCATTTCGAGTCTTCCTCGGATAGAAGAATTGCGAAATTTATTAAAAACATGCGCGATCCTGACAATAATCAAAAGCGTAATAATGAAAGGTTATTGCATGTTATTTTTAATTTGGCGGGATTTCCTGAATCAAAATATCACGCGCAATATGAGGATCTCACAAAGGAAGAAAAAAACTCGCTTATTGAAGCGATGGTTCAATATAAGACTGTGGCAGATGCTATGCCGGGGTTATTAGCGAGATAATTAAAATAACCAGATTATTTTTTATGTGCCAACGCGCAGGGTTTCTTATTATCTAAAAAAAGGAAAAGCATAATGGAAATAGAACAACTGATAAAAATAAACAGGGAAGATGAGCGTAAGGCATTAGCCGAACGTTCCGCTTCACGCCTTCGCTCACTTTCATCTCATGTACGGGCAAAGCAACTGGATTATGTTGCGGTTTGTGAACTGTTAGCCGGTGAAGCGGACAACATCGAGCGTCAGGCGCAGGAGTGGAATTATGTTTGATGTTATCGACCGCGCCAGCCAACACGCTGACGAAATGCTGGAATTCCAGATATCCGCACACGTTAACCGCCCGGTCGGGGTATCGGCTTTTTATTGTGAAGAATGTGAGCAGCCTATTCCTGAACAGCGCCGCAAGATAATTGTCGGTGTGACCCGTTGTGCACCCTGTCAGGAAGTGTTCGAACTGAAACAAAAACATTATCGGAGTGTGTAAATTGAAGATGAAAACAATACATAACCTAAACATAAAAAGCATTTATTTTGCAGCGGTAAGAAACGGTGAGAAAAAAGCTGAATTCAGAATGAATGACCATGAATATAAAAAAGGAGATTTTATTGGTTTATATGAAATTGATGATAACGGACTGTTTACGTCTGAATCTATTATCGTCAAAGTGACGGATGTCACCACTATTAATTGCGATTTATATCCGAATATTGCCGGGGAATTTGTCCTGCTTTCGTTTGAATTGTCTTCTTTGGATTGCGTCTTTGCGTGAGTTTTGTCGGAAAAGTAGCGGCGCGTAATCCAAACTGCGCCGCCCACACAGCAAATTTTAATTAGCGTTTGAACTAAAACAAAAAAAGTAACGGAGTGTGTGACATGGCAAATAAAACCATCCTGAAATGGGCCGGTTCGAAAGTCCGCATTATGGATCAATTACTGCCCCATCTACCTGCGGGTAAGCGACTGGTTGAGCCGTTTGCGGGTTCCTGTGCGGTGATGATGAATACGGATTACCCCGCGTATTTGGTGGCGGATGTGAATGCAGATTTAATTGACCTGTATCAGACCGTCAAAACTCACTGTGATCGGTTTACACAATCAGCCATCAATTGGTTCTCTTACTGTAATGAGAGAAGTGATTTTTATGAACTGAGGGATGCGTTTAATTCAGGGTATGAACACGGACAGTTTAATGATTATTTATGCCGTCCTGCGCTCTTTTTATTCCTCAATCGCCACTGTTTTAATGGCCTGTGCCGCTATAACACCAAAGGCGAATTTAACGTGGCGTTTGGTCACTATAAAAAACCGTATTTTCCGGCATCCGAGATCTGGGCATTTGCGGATAAATCCCAGAAGGCGGCGATCCGCCACGCTGACTGGCAGGATACCTTGATACAGGTTGAACACGGTGATGTAATTTATTGCGATCCGCCGTATCTCACCCAAGGTAAAGGCTTCACCCGATATCATGAGGTGAATTTTACCCCTGCTGATCATGAGTTGTTAGCCGTCGCCCTGAAACTCATCAGTGATGAGAACGGTGTACCCGTCACTGTTTCTAATTCGATTGAAGCCAAAGAACTGTATGCCGATCTGGGCTTCACCATTCATGAAATCGACGCGCACCGCTCGATTGCCGCTAATGGCAGCCGTAAAAAAGCGCGTGAAATTATTGCAGTTCTTAACTGACTGACAGTTTGTCATTTATCCAAAATAAAAAAGCACACAACAGGCGACGATGGGCTTATTGTGTGCGCTAAGGTTATCGCATGAAATCATACCATATTCAGGCTGTATTGCCGCGCCTTATCCATGATTTTCACTTCAAAGAGAAAAACGGTTATTTGCGTCAGGGCGTCTGTCCTGACTGCAAGAAAAAAGAGTTATTTACCTCGATTGAAATGCCGTTTGTCCTGCGCTGTGGCCGTGAAAATAAATGTGGGGCGGAGGTGATTGTCAAGGAACTCTACCCCGATATTTTTGATGACTGGTCAGTTCACTACCCGAAAACACCCCAAACCCCTCATGCGGCAGCGGATGCGTATTTACAACATGCCAGAGGGTTAGATATTGCACCATTAAAAGGACTTTATACCGAGTCCAGTTATCATGCCAACGGGCTGGGCGCCGCCACCGTTAAATTTGCGTTACCGGAAGGGGCTTATTGGGAACGCATTATTGACAGGCCGTCACGGTTTGATCGCAAAGCCAACTTTTTCGGCTCCTATAAAGGGCATTGGTGGTCACTGCCGCAACAGGATTTAACGCAGGCCAAAGAAATCTGGCTGACGGAAGGTATATTCGATGCTTTAAGCCTTATTCAGAATGGCATTCCTGCGGTTTCTCTGATGACCTGCCATAACTACCCGGATATTGCCCTGAATGCGCTTAAAACTACCCTCGGCAATCATCAAAAGCCGCTACTGGTCTGGGCGCTGGATAATGGTGCCGCTGGTGAAAGGGCCATGAAAAAGTGGGTTGACCGTAGTCAGCAGGATGGATGGAAAGCCACGGCAGCCAGACCGGCAGAAACGGATACCGGCAATGACTGGAATGACCTGCATATGAAAGGCCGGTTAACTGAGCGGGATATTCAGCGGTATCGGTATTATGGCAAGTTATTGTTAGCCTCCGCCGCGTTTGAAAAAGCGAGTTTAATGTTTAACTGGACAGAACGTTCAGAGTTCGATTTTCAGCATGATAACCGGTTGTACTGGTTCAAGTTGGATATCGATAAAATGATGAAAGCTATTGAGCGCATTAATGAATCTGACCCCCATTTAAGTGAAAATGATGCCCGACACAAAGCGGTGAAAGAGTCAGGAACGGTGGTTGAAATCGCCAACTGTTATCCGACTCCGCTCTATTTCCAGAAGTCGGTTGAAACGGATGAATCATGGTATTACATGCGCGTTGATTTTCCTCGTCAGCCGCAGGTTAAAGCGACCTTTACCGCCTCACAGTTAACCAGTGCCAGTGAGTTTAAGAAAAGGTTATTGCATGTGGCGAAAGGGGCGGTTTATACCGGTACAACGTTGCAATTAGACCGGATTTGTAAGCAGGCTTTGCCGGATATCAAGGAAGTGATCACCCAGAATTATGTGGGTTATAACAAAGAATACGGCGTGTATGTGTTTAATGATGTGGCCGTTCAGGGCGGTAAATGTTTTACCCTGAATGAGGAAGACTACTTTTCACTGAATAAGTTAGATATCAAGACGTTGAGTTTAAGCCCTTCATTAGCCATTAATACCGATCTCAGCCAGTTTGATACGGGTTGGCTGGAATCGCTCTGGTCTGCGTTCGGCGCGAAAGGGTATGTTGTGCTGGCCTTCTGGATTGGGTCATTTTTTGCTGAACAGATCCGCAAGACCCATAAAAGCTACCCCTTCTTAGAAATTTGCGGTGAGCCGGGTTCCGGTAAAAGTACCCTGATTGAGTTTCTATGGCGTTTGTGTGGCCGTGCTGACTATGAAGGATTTGATGCGTCAAAATCCAGTGCGGCTGCCCGTGGTCGAAACTTTTCTCAGATAAGTAATTTGCCGGTGTGTTTAATTGAGAGTGATCGCATTCAGGATAATGCCAAACTGAAGGCGTTTGACTGGGAAGAACTCAAATCACTGTACAACGGACGGGCCACACGTTCGTTAGGGGTGAAAAACAGCGGTAACGAAACTTATGAACCCTTATTTAAAGGCAGTATTGTGATTGCGCAGAATGCGGAAATTAACGCATCCCGTGCGGTTTTAGAACGGATTATTCACCTTTACACCGACAAAGCTGAACAAAGCGTCGAAACACGCCATGCGGCCATTGCGTTAGAACGCTACCCGATTGAAAGCCTGTCAGGTTTTTTACCGACGGTCTTGATGAAAGAGGAAGCCATACTCAAACAATACATGGAGAGAGTGGATACCTTACAGGCGCAGTTATTTGCGGATAAAACCATTAACCATGAACGTATTGCCAAAAACCATGCACAGTTAATCGCTTTATTAGAAACCCTGCCGTTAGTCTTACCCGTGAAAGCGACGCATATACGCCAGAGCAGGGACTTTATTATTGAATTAGCCAGACAACGTGTTCAGGCAATCCAATTGGATCAGCCCCCCGTTATGGAGTTCTGGGAGATGTTTGATTACTTGCAGGATAATGAGCCGTATGGCGTGAACCACAGCAGCGAACCGGGCGTTTATGCCGTGAGTTTTAACCATATTGCGCAGGTTGCCAGTGAACACCGTCAGTCAATATTGCTGAATACTGAAACTAAAAACCTGCTTAAAACAGGCAGAATGCGTAAGTTTTTGGGGATCAAGGCGGTGCGAAGTATTGTGAACGCTCAGTATAATAGTACGATTGCGACCGGGAGTATCCTGAAGAAACCGGAAGTGGTTAGGTGCTGGGTGTTTCAGGAAAACAGTGAAAGTGTCAGTCAGCCAAACCCGCCGCCAAAGAAACCATAAAACACAATATCAGAACCGCCGATACCGGCGGTTTTTTCTTACCTGCGGAATGTCCAACATTTAATCAATTTTCCGTTTATAACGCTTTTTACCTCACGATGCCCTTCAAACGGGTAACGTGAGCGGGTATGCATCTCTCTGCGCACAACATTAATACAGGGAAATTCCAGATCCTTGTTTTTGCAGAACTGGCGAAACTCAAATGGTTCAATAGCGATGATGTCAGGATCGGGGCTGTGATTTAACCGCGGAGTACCGGAGGTTTCAAGCATGTCGAATAAATCCCAGAACTCGAATAATGCATCACTATCCAGACACGGATCGCCGATTTTCGGTTCTTTGCCGCTGATATCTTCCAACTCCGGAACATCCCGCCCGAGAATATCCGCCAGGCTTTTGAGATCTTCATAGAGAACCTTACGAATACCATACTCACGCTGACGGCTGATTTCAGTCAGCACTTTGTGAAACTGCTCAAAAATCATCAGCCAGTCTTTTCCCTTCAGCCTGATATTTATGGCCACACCTTTTGTCCAGTAGTCGTACAGTGCGTCGTCGCATTCCTGCTGGTACTGAATAACCTTATCGCGGACTTCCGGTTTTACTTTGTTGGCGTTGATGGTCATGAGCCAGCCGGGTAGTTTTCGGAGGGCAAGACAGGAAACAAGGCGGTGCTGATCATCTCCGGGGATCTGCATGGTCATTTCGACCATACAGATATTAAAACGCTGTTTAAGTCTTCTGTATTGCGCTTTCCAGTCCAGCCCCATGCCTTCAACAATATACTTCATAGCCACATAGGGTTCGCATTTATGTTCAATGAGATACAGCTTATCTTCATGAAAATCAAAAGGAAATATATTGCATTTATTCATTATTAAGGCTCCGGCCTATGGGGACAGGGATAAAAACAGCATTAATTTGTGACTATATCGTCGTCAGCCATCGTATAGCAACACAGGCATAAAAGATGACAGAGAAGACAGATATACAGAAATAACAGTGCAAGAATTGAGTGTTATTTAATCTCTTTTATAAATGATGAGAATTTATGGGGGGGGTTCGGAAAAGCGTTACAAACGTTACAAAATCAAAATATTCTTATATCTTATTGATTATTAATAAAAATATAGAAACCCAAAAACGTTACAAAAGCATTACTTTGCCGTTACGTGTAACGCTTCTGAAAGGTTACAAATCAAAAATATAACCAATTGATTTATAAGGGTGTAACGTTTTGATCCCTGTTTTGTAATGCTTTGTAACGGTTAAAACGTTACATGAGAATTGTTTATTATCAACATGTTATAGGGTGTTTTTGGGGGGTGTAACGGTTGTAACGCTTTTCCGAAGGGGTGGGGGAAATCGGCTGCCTTATTCAACCTTTCTTTTGCCTGTTGATAATCTTTCATCAACTCATCACCAATATTCTAAATAAGTGCAGAGTCAGTAAACCTGTCAATAACAGAGCCTGAGTTGACTGTTATTTGATCTCTTTTATAAATATTGAGAATTTATGGGAGGGGTTCGGAAAACGGTTACAAAATTAAAATAGTCTTATATCTTATTGATTATTAATATTAATTAGGGAATCTAAAAAGGTTACAAATGGGTTACTTTGAGGTTACATGTAACCGTTTTACGAAGGGAGCAGATAAATTGGAAATAAAACTCAGGTATAACGTAGGTGATGCAATAAATTATTTGGGCAAATGGCAGTTTTATTTTTCCATGTGAAAGGTTAAAACCACCGACTTTAGTCGGTCAGCTTTAGCTGCGATACTCTGTTGCACGAGAGGTGCAATATGGATTACAGATATGGCAGCCACACGGTATTTCAGATTGAGTATCATTTCGTGTGGGTAACGAAATACAGGTACCCAGTACTGATAGGTGAAGTTGGCCTACGGGTGCGAGAGCTAGTTCGTCAGACCTGTGAAGCTTTTGAAATCAGGATAGTCGAAGGTGTCGTGAGCAAAGACCATGTACACATACTGGTCAGTTGTCCTCCGAGCTTAGCGCCGTCAGAAATCATGAGGCGAATAAAGGGAAGGACAGCGAGCAAGTTGTTTGAAGAGTTTGCTCACCTGAAAAAGCGCTACTGGGGTCAGCATTTTTGGGGTAGAGGCTATTTTTGTGCAACGGTAGGCCAGTTAACGGAAGAGATGATAAAGGCCTATCTGGAACATCATTTTGAACCCAACCCGAATGATAACTTCAGGCTGGATAATTGACGCATCGTTCAGCCGATGCGTATCCGGACTTTCAGTCCGTTAATCACTAACCCACCGACTTTAGTCGGTGGTTGTTGAGTCCGGTGGAATCGGAACAACGGCAAGGGGCGTGCCACGATAGGTGATGATCGCAGATTAATAATTTGGTTCAGATTCAGATAAAGCAAGGGCAATGAAAATTTATGTATTGAGGCGGACTCTTTATAGCTTCTGTGACACTTAAGTTGTATCGAACAGGAAGGAGACAATCATTTTTTACCGCGTTCGGCTGCCATGTTTTCGGCTGACAGTGGCTGAGTGGAGAAAAACCGCAACAACGTGTCTTTAATCACGTTTTGATATTTTTAACTAAAGCATATAGTGCTGGTCAATGTACAATTGTGTGAAATTAAATTAATGTACTTATTATACACAACCGTGAATATTAAAAAATGGAATTATTTTAATGGTAAATCATAGAGAAAGTAGTGAGCATGATTATAATATATATTCATGGTCAGAGATTCCGAACTATTTTAAAGTAGAGCATCTTTTGATTGGGAATGGGGCATCAATAAGTTTAGATAAAAATTTTAATTACGAGACGTTAAAGGATTATGTTGTTGATAACATAATTGGTGAAAGGGAATTACTTAAAAAGTATTTCTTATCTCTGTTTGAAAAATTTAATACCGATGATTTTGAGCTTATTCTTAGGTTGGTATGGCAGGCTGCTCAAGTAAATTATATATTGGATGTGAAGGGTAAAAACAGAAAACTTATAAGAGCGTATAAAGGGGTACGTATTAGCTTGATTAAAGCTGTTCAAGGGATTCACTCAGAGCACTCCAACATAGAATGGCATTTTAAAAAAATAGCAACTTTTCTATGCTCATTTCAGACAATTTTTTCATTGAATTATGACTTGATTTTGTATTGGGTAACTATGTACTCAAATAAAATAGATAGGTCTAAGCACCAATTTAAAGATTGCTTTGATCAGTTTCATGAGTTTAGGCGTGATTGGCAAACATTCAGAAACCCATATCCATGGGGTAGTCAACAAAAAAGCACGCTGGTATTTTATCCACATGGTAATTTGATGTTAATCAAAAATATAGCAGGGAAGGAATATAAGATAAGCAACAGAGAGGACTCAAATAATTTATTGGATACAATATTAGATACTTGGGAGGAAGGTAAATACTCACCGCTTTTTGTAAGTGAAGGAAACTCAAGGCAAAAAATAGAATCTATTGAAAATAGTTACTATTTAAATACCGTCTATCAAAATGTTATCCCTAGCCTGTGGAAATGCATGACGATTTATGGTTGGGCGTTCGGAGAGCATGATATACACATATTAAAACAAATTGGCGAATCACAAATAGAAGAACTGGCAGTATCTGTATTTGGAAAGGATGATAATGCTATCTATCGAAACCATGTAATACACTTCGTTGAAAAATATATCAATCATCCTAGAAGGAATAATAGAACAAGACATAATAAGAAACTTGTAACCGTTAGATTTTTTGATTGCGAAAGTCAAGGTTGCTGGAAAAATTAAAGGTGTGTAGTCAATTGGGAAAAGAACATCACAATTTCTCACAAAATTGCACAATTTCCCCCGGCATGGCTACCGCGAACAAGGCCAGTATGGGCAAGGTCTCCCCGCCAATGCACAATTGCACAAAAACACGCCCCTTTTGTGTGCGGGCGAGGCGGGGGAGCAAGCGCGCGCAACGGGGGCGGAGAGGCTACTTTCTTTGAGGGCAGGCTTATACCGGGTTGTTCAGGGCATCCAATAGCGCATAAGGCGCAAAGCGCACCACCTCTTGTCCTGCCCAGTCATTAATGGATTTCAGGCTCTCCATGATGGGTGTCAGTTCATTGATGGCAAACACCTTCGCCGCTTTCTCCACATCACCAAAGTTACCGCCGTTCGAGGGGGAGAAGCCCATCAGTTGCGGTGGAACACGGTGCATGGCCAGCAAATCGTCACGGGTCGCTTCCTTGATATTGGTAAACTCATCTTTGGCACTAATCTGACTGAACGGCAGGATTTGCAAACCGTCTTTCTTGCCGTTGGCCGCATAGACAAACAGGTTCTTGAAAGCCCCGTCCCGCCGGGATTTTTGCAGGGCGTTCTGCAAATTATCGACGCCTTTCGGGTCGGTCAACGGATCGGTCAGGTAAACAATCACCCCGGCATGACTGCCGTTCTCGTAATAGTTCATACGAAACGTGGTGGCAGAGCGGTTCAGGCTGGCGGAAAGCAGCCCGGCCAGATATTCCGGCAGGCCGTAAATTTCCTGATGGATATCGGGGTTCATCAGGTGAAACAGGCAATCTTGGCGAAACTCAAATTCTTTATTCCAGCTTTCCACAAACCAGTATTGTCCGGCCTTTTCACCCCGGCGCGTGTATTTGGCCGGGGCGTGTTTCAGCGTTAACAGGCCCCCCAGCCGGTGTGTGCGCTTTTCCAGATAGGCATTGCCGAATACCAGATAATCCAGCACATACGCGGCCATATCCTGCCGGGACAGGCAGGGGTGCGGGAGAAAGCAACTCATGATCACATTACGTTTAAAATACAATGGTGACTGATGGTAGACCGCGGACGAGAACGCCCGCGCCAGCCCGTAGAAGTCAATCGGGGTTTCATACCAGCGGCCATTTTTGGCGCACTCCATACAGTCGAGCAAATCCGCCCCGGAGGCCATCGGGGTGGGGGTATCGAAAGTAAACGCGGCGCATTGGGTGGCACCGTCAGGCAGGTTAGCGTTGGGGTTGTGCATTGTGTCTGGCTGATTGTCAGCCGGTAACGAGGTGTACATGGTTAAAACTCCGTGACAAAAGAGGTATACCCGCCGGAGTCGCTGGATATCGGCTCTCCATGCAGAACATTCATGACAGCCCAGGCAATGTCACCGTGATCAATGCCGCGTGTCCGATCCGCGTCATACGTCACCACGCCGCCCTGGGTAATAATTTTCTTGATGGACATAAACGAGGTTGCCACCTGTTTCATGCCCGCATCATATTCAAACCGGCCAGAGCGGATCAGCATCTGGGCTTTCATCACCAGCATTCGCTTCAGGGGCGCGGAATATTTCAGTAAGGTCGCCGCCGGGAAGAACTTACACACCAGTTCATGCACGGCTTCCCCCGTGCCGCCGGTGCCATCAATGGCAATCCCCAGCACCTGATAACGGTCGGTCAGCTTGCGGATTTCATCGGCCTGTCGTTCAAACGCCATGCCGCGAAATTGCAGTGCTTCAATCACCCGCCATTTACCACCACTGACGGCGGAGGGTGACAGAACAACCAGCCCCAGCCCGTCCCCGTTACCGCCCGTGCCGGTCGGGTCGGCACCGATATACACGCCTTTGTATCCCAGCGGTCGCGGGGCATAAGGTTTCCAGTCCGGCCAGACATCCTCGTTGTAACCGTCAACCCCGCATTTAATGACCTCGTTATAGTCAAAGGCCCGTTCGCCTGCTTTGACGAAGATACAGCGGTACAGGTTATCAAAATCGGCAGGGCTGTTTTCACTCACGATATCATCCAGGTCAACCCGGTTCAGCCCCAGTGCAATGGCATCATGGATGGTGACCACCTGCCGCCAGATGTTATCCCCGCACAGCACACCGGGCTGTAAAGTGGTATGACGGGTATCAATCGTTATTTGTTGCTTATGGGGTCGGGATTTATTGAAGAAGTCGCCGGTCCAGAAGGGGTAGGCAGCGTGCTCTTCACTGGACGGGGTGGAAAAATACGTTCGTCTGAGTCCCATATGGGTTGCCATACCGGCGGCCACGCTACGTAGATTCACAAAATTGATGACATGGAAGAACTCATCGAAATAGAGATCGCCGGTATAGGATTGCGCGGATGCCGCTGATGTGCCGAGAAAATAGAGTGTGGCACCGTTGGACAGAATAATCTCGTTACCGCCTTTGAGTTCTACTCCCACCTGACGGGCGACAATCTGAATAAACTTCTTGAACTGGAAAGCCTGTGCCCGGCTGGCTGACAGGAATATCTGGTTATTGCCGGTTTCCAGTGCCGTGATCAGCGCTTCACGGGCAAAGTACCAGGTCGCCCCAATCTGGCGCGATTTTAATATCATGCGGTTGCGCTGCTCTTTCTGCTTGTACCAGCGTTTCTGGTATTCAAACAGCGATTCATACACCCTGGTGCGCAGCTCGGTGATTTGTTCCGCACTGAAATGATTTTTCGGTGTCTTGGCTTGGGTTTGTTTGTCTTTTTTCACCTCATGGCGTTCAAAGCGTTCTAACTGGCGGCAAAGAAAATCCAGTGTCTTGAAATCATGCGGCGTCAGGGCCTCTTTCGCCTGCATCCGCAAAATTTTTACATGCAGCGCATCGCTCACCCGCTCGATGGGGTTGGCGTCATCCCATTTATCCCGCCGCCGCCAGGAATAAAGGGTGTTCACACTGACGCCCAGCCGTTTTGCTATTTGCGCAATGCTGTAGGCCTGCCAGTACAAACTTTTGGCTTCTTGTCGGAGATCGTGTGTTGTCATCATCATGCCGCTACTTTCCCACAGCCCGCGCGGGGACGGCTACGACGGCGCGTTGTCGCCCGCCTGCGAGAAGGCGAACACTTTGAATCCGCAGGCAGAGATTGCGACTATAGCGTTATCAAAGTCAGGTGCTTATCGGAGAAGCCACCATGCCAAAAACCATTAAGTTAACGGTGTGTACGGAAGGAATGACGCTGAACGGGTTTGCCGTCTCCCGCGAACAGATCCAGCAAATGGCAGACAGCTATAACCCGCGTCTGTATGCCGCCCGTTTAAATCTGGAACACGTCAAAAGCCTGTACCCGGACAGTACATTCCGCCAGTTTGCGCTGGTGCAGTCTGCCCATGCCTACGAGATTAAAGATGGCCCGTTACAGGGCAGGTTGGCACTGGAAGCCACCATTGAGCTGGATGAAGAGAAAGACGCCCCCCTCATCAAACTGAACCAGAGCGGGCAGAAAGTTTTTTCCAGCATTGAGTTTTATTCCCGTTTCCCGCAGACCCAGAGTGCTTATCTGACCGGCATTGCGCTGACCGATACGCCCGCCGCGGTCGGAACGGAATTAATCAAACTGAGTGTGCAGGAACGTGGCCTGCCCGCCAGTGATGATCGCTATTTGTCAGCGTCACTGGAAACCATGGTGGAATTGCTGGCAGGCACGGAGCCGACCCCTGGTGATGATAAATCCATTGGGGAAAAGTTTGTGTTGTCGGTGAAAAAAGCACTGGGGATGCACCGTGAACATCATCACGCTGAACTCAACACATTACGTGACATGGTGCAGCTGACGGCGGAGAAATGTGGTGAGGCTCTCAATCAGGGGCAAAAACTGGCTGCACTGGAAACACTGTGCGCCAGCCAGTCGGAAGCACTCACGCAACTGAAAGCCGAACTCAGCACGCTGAAAAGCCAGCTCAGTCAGCAGGATGATTCTTCCGTACATCGCCCGGGGGCAAGCGGTTCAACGCAGGTGTTGGCTGATTATTAATTGATTGCTTACAGGAATTTTATCTATGTCACTCAGTAACGAAGGGCGTCAGCACTATCTGTCCTACCTTGACCAGCAAGGCAATTTGAACGGGGTCAAGCGTGAAGGCGACCATATTCAGTTAACGGTTGCCCCGGCAGTCCAGCAGAAACTGGAAAAAGCCAAGATGGAATCCAGCCCTTTTCTGAAAGAGATCAATTCGGTCGGTGTGACCGAACAGGAAGGCGAGAAAATCGGGGTGGGTATTCATCGCACCATTGCCAGCCGCAATACCTCGACCACGGATCGCCGTGAGCCGGTCAGCGTGCATGATTTAGCGGGCACCCGTTATCGCTGTGAACAGACCAATTTTGACACCTACATTGGCTATACGCAGCTGGATGCGTGGGCGGGGCATCCTGAATTTCAACAACTGATCAGCCAGCAGATTGTCCAGCAAGAAGCCAATGATCGTCTGATGGTGGGTTTTAACGGCACGTCAGTGGCGGTGAAATCTGACCGGGAGAAAAACCCACTGTTACAGGATGTCAATATCGGCTGGTTGCAGCGCCTGCGTAATCATGCGCCGCAGCGGGTGATGAGCGGTATCACGCTGACCCGCCGTGATGAGGACGGAAAAATTATCCAGAAAGGTGACTACGGTAACTATGATTCGGTGGTTTATGATGCCGTGACCTCGCTGTTAGATCCGTGGCATCAGAGTGCACCCGGTCTGGTGGCCATCACCGGCTCGCGTCTGACCACGCAGAAAAACTTCCGCATACTGAACCAGCACAGCCAGCATAACCCCAATATGGAATTACTGGCGGGCAATGAGCTGATGAAACTCAGCACGCTGGGTGGTTTGCCGGTCTTCCGTGCGCCGTTCTTCCCGGACGGGGCGATCCTGATCACCACCTTTAAAAACCTGTCGCTTTACTGGCAGAAAGGCAAATACAACCGCTACATCAAAAATGAGCCGGAATACAACCGTATTGCCACCTATGCCCAGAGTAATGACGGTTATGTCATTGAAGATTATGGCCTGAGTTGCCTGATTGAAGGGATCACGTTTGCCGGTGCTGACAGCAGCGGCGACTAAATCACAGTTTCCGGTGCCGGAACGCTCCGGCACCGGTACGAGGGGGAATGATGCTGACACCGGCACAAGAACACTGGCAACGCACGATGGCGACGCGTCGCGGTGATGAAACGTTGTCTTCAGCAGCGCTGACGGCCTACGAGCTGATATTACACCGTCTGCGTATCGACCAGACGCGGTTATCCGGCCTGCAAGGAACCGAGCGAAAAATCGACTATAAACGTGACATCATCGCGGCCTATGACAGCTGGATTGACGGGGTACTCAGTGCCGATACCGGGCAGGCTGACGAGGTGCTGACCCATATCATGATTTGGCAAATCGATATCGGTAACTATGAACGCGCCTTAACCCTGGCTGAGTATGTGATTCGTCACAACCTGCCGTTACCGGATCGCTATCACCGCACGGTCGGGCCGTTATTGGTGGATGAGATTTGCGATAAAGCGTTAACCATTTTTGCCGCGGGCAATGCCGAGATTGAACCGATATCACGGGCGGTGCTGGAAGAACTCTTCACCCTGGTGGCGCCGCTGGATATGCCGAATCAGGTCAGGGCCAAGCTGTTTAAAACACTGGCCTATACCTTGCGAAAAAGTCCGCAGCAGGCGGATAAAGAGCAGGCGTTATCCCTGATGCAGCAGGCGCTGTTGCTGTTTGCCAATATCGGGGTCAAGAAAGACATTGAAACCCTGACACGGGAATTGAAAAAGGCCGACGACGCGCCGGCAAAATCCGGTGCAGCAGCGAATAAAACATCGAAAACCCAGACAACCGCGGCGAAGAAAACCGCTTCCCGCTAACCGAATGCACCCCGCGTGCCTGGCGGCACGGTGAACCGAACGGCTTTCAGGCCTTTTCCGTTTTACCGTTCACCGCCACTTATTTCAGACACAGGTGGAACTGATGAGCTTAGTCGCAACCAAACAGCCCCGACCGATGGAGAACCTGCATGAGTTGAACGATGGCGGGGCAAAAGTTACAGCCGGACCATTCTGGCCGGTGATCACACTGGCGGATTTACGGCGTTCCATGCGCCTGAGCGGGGCGGTGACGACTGAGCGGTTGATGCACATGACCACCGAAGCGGTGCTGTCAGTCAATCAGCAATTGGCCGTCTGGCAGGCGACACAGGAAAGCTTTGGTTTTCGGTCACTGGAAACCGTGCCGTCACCGGTCATCAATGACACCACGGCTCATGTTTTCCGCTATCGCCATGCGGTGTACAGCTTCACCAAAGCCATGCTGATTGAGAACTACCGTGACATCGACACCACCCGTGACGGGGAAAAGCACGCGGAAGCCTTAAGCACACAAATTGATGATTTGCGGCGGGATGGTCAGAACGCGATCCGGGATATGTTGGGGAAATCCCGCATGATAGCGGAATTGGTCTGATGCGAGTCAGGGCGTTTCAGGGGGATACGGTGGACTTGCTGTGCTGGCGTCATTATGGCCGCACACAGGGCGTGGTTGAGCAGGTACTGGAGGCCAACCCGGATATGTGTCTGACAACGCGGCTGACGGCCGGTCAGTGTGTAGAGCTGCCGGATATCACCCCACCGCCCAATCAGGACATTATTCAATTATGGGACTGAAACTGACGATGAAAGACCAACCTGATTTATGGGTCGAGATGGTCAATGGCCTGAAGAATTCATGGCCGCAGATATCCGGCTCGGGACTGGCTGTCCTGATCTGTTATGGCCGCCTGATTTATGACGGGGTAGAGCGCCGTAACCGCTGGGTTGAACCGCTGTTGTGTGGTGCCCTGTCCTGGGGCATTTCCAGTGCACTGGAGCTATTCGGCATTCCCGGCACGGTTTCACCGGCACTGGGCGGCGCGATTGGCTTTATCGGGGTGGAAAAACTGCGGGAATTTGCCGAGCGTGCCATCAATAAACGATTGGGAGATAAGCCGCATGAGTAGAGGTATTCGCAATCATAATCCCGGTAATATCAATTATCACGCGGCGAATCAGTGGCTCGGTCTGTTGCCGCATGACCCGACGATTGAAACGCGGTTCTGTCGGTTTGAGTCGGCCGAATATGGCATCCGGGCGCTGATGAAGTTGCTGTGTAACTACCACAAAAACGGTTATCAGAGTATCGCCAGAATGATAGACCGCTGGGCACCCAGCAATGAAAACAACACCACCGCGTATATCCGGGGTGTTGCCAACGCAGTCGGGGTTGATCCGCAGCAGGTGATTAGCCTGGATAAAGTGACACTGACTGCGTTAGCGAAATCTATCATCCGGCATGAGAACGGTCAGCAGCCCTATGCCGAGGCCACGTTTGAAAAAGCGTTTGCGTTGTTATGAGCGGGAAATGGCAGCTGTTCTCGCTCGTAGGTATTGCGTTGATCGGGTTCATGGGCAATAGCCTGATTAACAAGAATACGGCGCTGCGAAATGAAAACCAGTCACTCAATCAATCGCTGTCAGCGCAAGTGGCTATCAACCTCAGACAACAAGAAAGCCTCAATGCATTACATGAACAGGATACTCAGCGGTTACAGGAACTGACCCATGCCAAAGCTGAAATTGATCGGTTGCACGCTGCTTCTGTGGCTCACCCTGAGCGGGTGTACATCAAAGCCGAGTGCTCCTTGCCTGAAACCCCTGCCGCCCCCGGCGTGGTTAATGCAACCGATGCCCGACCTACCGACGCCGCTGTCCGGGATTATTGGTTACTCCGGGAGCGCATTGCCACCGCCGCACAAATGATGCAGGGGTTGCAGGAATACATTCAGACTCAGTGCAGGTGAGCCATGCTAAAGCCTAATTTACTGCGTGAAATGATTGTCAGTCATGAACCGTTTTTTAACCAGAATCCGGATCGGCTGGAAGTGTTTGTCACCAAGGGAAATCTGGTGGCAACGGGTACACATTCCGCCGCGTTTCTCTACCAGTATCAACTGGAAGTGCTGGCGCTGGATTACCCGCACCCGCTGGATAATCTGAGTCTCCCTATTCTGGCCTGGGCGCGGCGGCATCAGCCTGATTTGTTGTTTAACCCGGAACGCCGCAAAGACGGTTTTCGGTTTGAAGTTGATTTACTCAATAACGACACCGCCGACATTCTGTTTACGGTGCCGGTGTCTGAGCGGGTGATGGTCAGCCGGGAAAACGGCCGACTGATCCCCGTTCATCTTGATGAGCCGGTCTCGGATTCACCGTCACTGGCGGCATGGGATGTCCTGAATACAACGGGGAGCGCATGAGCCAGAACAATTTATTGCTTTCGCTGGAACAGGAGCTGCAACGCCTGTTATCGACAACCTCACCCGGTTATCGCAGCAAACTGGCGCGTCAGCTGGCAACGGCTATCCGTCATGACCAGCAAAAACGTATCCGCAGCCAGAAAAATGTGGACGGTTCTGCGTATGCCCCGCGTCAGCGTCGGGTATTGCGATCCCGGAAGGGAATACGGTTTCTCTATCGGGGTCAGAGCCGGGCCTTAAAAAACTGGCGGGCAACCCGCGGACGTCGGGGACGCATGATCACCGGCTTTGATGAAGCACGCGGCGCGGTCAGGTCATTTTATCGCAGTGAGATTGATCGCTATCTGGCCATAGACCGCAGTGAAACCCGCCAGACCACTACCCGGCGTGACCCTCTGTTCCCGCGCCTGAGAACGGCCCGTTTTCTGCGGATGCGCACCACGCCGGAGTCGGCGGTGGTGGGTTTTCAGGGGAAGGCCGCAGCCATTGCCCGACAGCACCAGTATGGACTGACCGGCAGCATGAATGCGCTGGCGCAGGTCCGTTATCCCCGACGAGAATTGCTGGGGATCAGCGAGTCGGAAAAAGTCAAACTGATTGAAATGATCTATCACGATTTGGCAGGGACAGTATGACACAGGCAGAACTCTACCGATTATTGATGAATGTCGTGCGGGTCGGCACCGTGAGCGGCGTTGACCTGAGAACTCAACGTTGCCGGGTACAAATCAGCGGCCTGCAAACGGACTGGTTGCGCTGGACCGCCCAGCGTGCCGGTACAGCCCAGACATGGTGGGCACCCAGTGTCGGTGAACAGGTTGTGGTACTGGCGGCCGGCGGGGAACTGACCACGGCGTTTGTCGTCGGTGCCCTGTACTCTGCTGCTCATGCTGCGCCGTCCGCGTCGGCTGAGGCCGTACACCTCACCTTTCCTGACGGGGCGGTGATGGAGTATGAACCGCAAACCAGCGCGTTAACGGTGACGGGTATCAAAACCGCGACTATTACCGCCTCGGCCTCGGTGCAGGTGACCGCCCCTGAAATCACCTGTACGGCCAGTCAGCAGATCACACTGAATACACCCGTCGTAGTGTGCACGGATCACCTGATCACCGGCAGTCTGCAAGTGAAACAAGGAGGCACGATGCACGGCACGATCACCCATACCGGCGGGCCATTCAGTTCGAACGGCATTGTGATTGATTCACACCGACACAGTGGTGTGTGGTCAGGTGACAGTACCTCAGGCGGGCCGGTGCAATGACATTTACCGGCATGAGCAGCCAAACGGGCGGTGCGTTGTCCGACAGTGATCATATTCGCCAGAGCATCACGGATATTTTAATGACGCCGCTGGGGTCTCGGGTGATGCGCCGTGAATACGGCTCGTTACTGCCTGACCTGATTGATCAGCCGCAGAACCCGGCATTGCGTCTCAAGATTATGAGTGCCTGTTATATGGCGTTGTTGCACTGGGAGCCGCGTATCCGGTTAGACACCATCAATTATCTGCGTGCTGACTGGGGCGAATTGGTGGTCGAAATCAGCGGCGTGATGGTGCAGAACAATACCCCCTTAATGTTATCCATTCCGGTGAGGTGAGTTGATGCCAACGATTGATTTAAGCCTGTTACCGCCCCCGCAGGTGGTCGAATCGCTCGACTTTGAAACCCTGTTTGCTGAACGCAAGGCGGCCCTGATTGGGTTGTATCCGGCCGAACAGCGTGAAGCGATTGCCCGCACCTTAAATGCTGGAATCGGAACCCCTGACCAAACTGTTGCAGGAAAATACCTATCGGGAACTGTTGCTGCGTCAGCGTATCAATGAAGCGGCGCGGGCGGCGATGGTGGCCTATGCCCGTGGCAGTGATTTAGACCAGCTGGGGGCCAATAACAATGTGTCGCGGCTGGTGTTGCAACCGGCGGATAATAACGCCGTGCCGCCCATTCCGGCAGTATTGGAAGCCGATGCCGATTTTCGGGTGCGAATCCCGCAGGCGTTTGAGGGCTTAAGCGTCGCGGGGCCGGTGGCGTCTTATGAATACCATGCCCGCAGTGCCGATGGCCGGGTAGCGGATGCCTCCGTTATCAGCCCGTCGCCCGCTTGTGTGACGGTCAGTATTCTGGCCCGTGACGGCAATGGCACCGCGAGTCGTGAACTGGTCGATATCGTCAGTCGTGCCCTGAATGACGAGGATGTGCGCCCGGTGGCCGACCGATTAACGGTGCAGTCAGCAACGATTGTTAATTATGAGATTGACGCGGTGCTGTACCTCTACCCGACGCCGGAGTATGAGCCGATATTGCAGGCGGCCAAAGCCCGTCTGGCGCACTACACCGCCGAACAGCACCGCATTGGCCGCGATATTGTGCGCAGTGCCCTTTTTGCCGCGCTGCATGTGCCCGGCGTCCAGCGGGTCGAGCTGAAAAAACCACTCAACGATATGGTGCTGGATAAAACGCAGGCCAGTTATTGCACCCGCGCCCATGTGGCGCTCGGGGGTTCCGATGAATAACCGATTACTGCCGGTCGGGGCTTCCCCATTGGAAGTGGCCGCCGCTGATGCCCTGTCCACACTGGCTGATATTCCCGTCCCTATCCGTGACCTGTGGCGACCGGAACGCTGTCCGGTGCCGTTGCTGCCTTATCTGGCGTGGGCATGGTCAGTGGACCGCTGGGATATGGACTGGCCGGAACACGTTAAACGTGAGTCGATTAAGGCGGCGATGTTTGTCCATCAGCATAAAGGCACTATCGGCGCGATTCGGCGGGTGGTTGAACCGTTCGGCTATTTAATTCGCCTTATTGAATGGTGGCAGAACGGCGATGCGCCCGGCACCTTCCGGCTGGATATCGGCGTGATGGACACCGGCATCACCGAAGCCACCTATCACGAGCTGGAACGGCTGATTTTTGATGCGAAACCCGCTTCCCGCCATCTGATTGGGATGTCCATTCAGCTGGAAACCGGGGGCACCGCCTATTGTGCCGCAAGTTGCTATGACGGCGATGTCCTGACCGTTTACCCCTATCTGGCGGAATGCCTGACCGTCACTGGCGCGGATGTGGTGGGCGCCGGGATTCACATTATTGATACGATAAGGATTGGAGCATGAGTAAATATTTTGCCCTGTTAACCCGACTGGGGGCTGACCGACTGGCGAATGCCGCTGCCCTGGGCACCAAGATTGAAATCACCCACATGGCGGTCGGGGACGGTGGCGGTCAGTTACCCACGCCGGATACGAATCAAACCCAACTCATTAATGAAAAACGCCGGGCGGCGATTAATGTGCTGAGCATTGACCCGAAGAACACGAACCAGATTATTGCCGAGCAGGTCATCCCGGAGCATGACGGCGGGTGGTGGATACGGGAAATCGGCCTGTTTGATAAAGACGGCGTGCTGATGGCGGTCGCCAACTGCGCTGAAACCTACAAACCGCAGTTGCAGGAAGGCTCCGGCCGCACCCAGACTATCCGTATGGTACTGATTGTCAGCCACACGAATGCGGTGACGCTGAAAATTGACCCGTCGGTGGTGCTGGCGACACGGGAATATGCCGATGCGGTGGTGGCTAACGCCATCAGCGAGCACGAAAAGAGCCGCCGACATCCTGATGCGACCCTGACCGAGAAAGGGGTGGTGGTGTTAAGCAATGCGGTGGACAGCGGCAGTGAAACACAGGCCGCCACGCCGAAAGCGGTCAAGGCCGCGTATGATTTCGCGAATACGGCCAATACGCAGGCGTACAACCGACTCGAAAAAGCGCAGAACGGGGCGGACATTCCCGACAAATCCGCGTTTGTGAAAAATCTGGGTTTTATCGCGCAGCAAACGGGGTATTCAGCGACCACGGTGATGAGTCAGAGGGGGGCAACCACAGCGTTTGCCCTTAAACACTCAAAAGAGGCGTTTAAATCCGGTAATCACACCATCGTCAGTGATGATGAATATGCCTATGCGGAGTTAATCAACAACACCGGGTGGCGGCTGTCACTGGAAACCCTGCCGGAAAATAAGGCCTTTTCGGGGAATATCATTCTGCGCAATGCCGGGGGTGACGTGGTTTCGGTCATTAAAATCCCCCGTCAGGCCGATACCACCTTTGCCACGCTGGCGGATTTAACCGGATATCAACCTGCCGGCCATTATGCCACCAAAACAGCCGTGAACGGAAAACTCGACAAAAGTGCAGTCGTCCAGACACCCGGCACATCAACAGAGAGCGTGATGAGTCAGGAGGGAGCGACAAAGGCGTTCGTCCTTCGACACTCAAAAGAGGCGTTTAAATCCGGTAATCACACCATCGTCAGTGATGATGAATATGCCTATGCGGAGTTAATCAACAACACCGGGTGGCGTCTGTCACTGGAAACCCTGCCGGAAAATGAAACGTCTTCGGGAAATATCATTCTGCGCAATGCCGGAGGCGATGTGGTCTCGGTCATTAAAATCCCCCGTCAGGCCAATACCACCTTTGCCACACTGGCGGATTTAGCCGGATATCAGCCCACCGGTCACTATGCCACTCAGACAGCACTGTCTGATGTTGAAAAGAAATCCGTTCAGGCTTTCCGTTACGGCTGGGTACGTACGATTAAAACCGCAGTGAATCACTGGACTCCGGCGGCAGAAGGTGAATTCATTATCGGGATAAAAACCTCCTTTGACGGTGCCGGCACATGGATTATTACGGAAGTCAAAGTGGCCACACTGCAAACATTTACTGACGGAAAATGGGTGAATATACAAAATGCGTAACGATAAAAACTTTACGATTTATGTGCCGGATGAAAAACCTTACGGCGAGGTCATGTACCTGATGTCTGAGGCGGGCGAGGACTGGTATCAGTTGCAGGATAACTATCAGGAAAGGACGGTGAAACTGGAGTATGAACCAGACGGAACCATTATCAGACACAGTACGGATGTGTCCAGATTGGTGCCTGTGGGTCGCAGTATTGCCGAAGTAACATCCCTGCCAGATGGCTTTGAGCACGGCGAGTGGGTCTTTGACGGTCAGTCTGTCAGGAAAAAGGTGAAATCACACGCACAGCACATGACCGACGCTGAAGCGAAAAAACAGTTTCTGACGGCGAAAGCGACAACAGCAATAGCCCCGCTCCAGGATGCGCTTGACCTCGACATGGCGACGAAAGCAGAGAAAGCCGCCTTGCTGGCCTGGAAGAAATACCGGGTGCTGCTCAATCGGGTGGATTGCACCATGGCCCCCGATATTGACTGGCCGGCACCGCCAAAGTAAAGACCGGGGGCGATGTGCCCCTTTTTTATTTCTGTGCACGGCGAGTATGGCCATCCACACAATGCCCATTGATTCGCGCCGTGATAAATCCCCATTAATATACTTGTGCTGTTTATTATTTATCAACACAAGGAAATGCTATGACTGACATGTTTAAGTCTGACACTGAATCAGGTAACCTCAACCCGTATCAAGTTACCTATCAAGCCCATACGACGGTTGAACTCAGTAATGATGTCACCGCCCCGGCAGACTCTTTCGCCTGGGCCATCATCCAATTGAATTTAGGGCACTTCATTTGTCGTAATCATTGGGAGGACGACCAACAATATTTACGCATTAACCGGGATTCGGGGTACATTGAAGAACGTCATCAGCACGTTGAATGGACACGTTGGACACCACAACATGAAGATATGATCGCGTGTGATTGGAGCATTCTGGAGAAAGAACCTGTCAATCCGCCTTCGGTATCAGACTACCATATCGTCTTTGACATTACCCCGATCGAATATGCGGCCTCTTACTCGGGGATGGCTAGCGGAGGAAGTCTGGTGACGATTGAGACGGACATGATGGATGATCCGATTTCCGCGCTGCACTTTAATAAAGGCTATGATTCCCTCTCGATGGGGTTAAACTCAGGCTTAGAGGATAACATGGCGTTATTGACGGATATTAGGGCGAAACAATTAACCGTGACGGTAGACGGCATCCAATATGAAATGGGTTCTGCGCTTGAAAAACCAGACTGGCCCCAGCCGCTGTATTTCCTGCACTATAAAGGTCAGGATGTGGTCAAAGTCGGTGAACTGCTAAAACAAGCCGGGAAGACATGGCGTTTTGACCTTCACTGGCACGCGTAATGGTTCAAGGCGACCCGCCAATAAGGGTTAATTTACTTGATAAGGGGAGAGATCCCCTTATTTTCCTGTCACTTCGCCAACGCCAGCAAATCCCTCGCCGTGACGGTACTTAACCCCTCGCGGATATCTTCACTTACCCGCTTAAGTGACAGGGTAAATTCAATCCGCCGGGCCTTACCATCGGCAAAAAATTCGGTGCGGTTTTCGGTCAGGCTGTCAATCACAAACATGCCGTAAATCATGCCGGTGCCCTCAATCAGCGGCCACGGTTTGGCAGAAAAAGCCATGGTGCGCAGGATTTCCAGTGAAATATCCCCGCCGGTCACTTCGGGGTACAACAGCCCGTTCAGTGTAATGGTGTCCTCACCGGGACCGGCATACTGCCATTTGGCCGATTTACCGACGCGATCATTTTTCACATGCCGCCAGTCCATCGTGCGGTTGAGTGACTGGTAAGGGGTCGTTTTGAGCATAAAAACAAACAGGCCATAAATCATCATCATCGGATTAATCCTCGTCATACAGGCGGGAGCGGCGTCTTACCCCCTGTTTTTGCATCAGTTTCTCGATCTCCGCTTTCACCAGGTCGGCGATGGAGCGAGTATTCTGCATATCCACCCCATGAAAATGGAGGTTGAAGGAGTAGCGATCCGGTTGAGTCGGATGCGTGTTGCTGTTTCTGGTCGGCGTGATGGGCACCGGCACACCACTTAATGCCGGTTGCAGCGGCTGCAATTTCTCGGTTAAACGGGTCAGCAGTGACGGTTGCTGTAAGCGGGGTTCCTGATAGTTCCCCTCAATCGGCAGCACGGGCGGGCGATTTTTGAAGACAATCTCACCCAGTCTATTGGGATCGGCTGGTGTGGCAGCCTGACCGGCGGCAACCACCGAACCGGCCTCGGTTTTGCTTTTTGGTTTTTTCTTATCCGGATCATAAACCTGTGAACCGAATGAGGGCAGCGTCGGTATATCCGTCACAGGCGGCGTGGCAGCCGGTTTTTTCTCATCGGCCTTTTCACCGACCTGTGTGATGGCATTGTCCGGCGGAGTGGGGAGCCACTCTTGTTGTACCATCTTTTGGGTTTTATCATCCCAGACCCATTTGACCGACTTCTGAACGTCGGGCAGATTCACGGGTCCCATAACATTGGCGGCTTCGGCTGCTGCTTGGGTGGCATCGGGGATCATGCCCAGTTTTTCCAGCAACCAGCCGACCCCTTTAGCCACCGCAGCGATCACCGTCACGACCCCGGCAATGGCTTTGCCTACCAGTCGCCCGAAGGTCTGGCCGGCCTCAGTGGCAGCTTTCAGGCTTTCTGCGGAGGTATTCACCGGTTCAAACAGGGATTTGAACCATTCCCAGACTTTTTTGATGGCATTTCCGATAGCATCAAAGATCGGGGCGAACGGGGCAAAGGCTTCTGCCAGCGTATCACGCACCGGGGCGATGGCTTCCATCAGGCCACTGAAAAAACCGGCAAACCAGGCCTTGATGGGTTCCCAGTATTTCCAGATGAGCACGGCTGCCACCACAATTGCGGCAATCAGCAAGCCCAGTGGGCTTAACAGTAATGACAGTCCACCGCCGATAACCGACATCGCCGCTTGTCCGGCAAGACGCAATGCACCAAATCCGCCCCCGGCAGCCCGGAGTCCGGTCGTGATTTTACCCAAGGCGGGAAATAACGCCGTCAGCCCACCGCCCCGGGTCAGCATAAATAAACTCAGGCGCAGCGCCGCAAAGGGCACAATTACTGCGGCGGCGGCTAATGCCAGTGCGCCCAGGGCGGTGACGGTCACACCAATGGCGATAGCGCCTTTTGCCAATGCCGAGGTGAGCTGCGGATGGGCTTTCATCCAGGCGCCTATTTTGCCGAGTAACCCCGTGAGGCGTTGAGTCACACTCCGCAGGGGGGAATCGACACTTTCTTCCACCTGAATCCCCAGATCTTCCCAGGCGGATTTGAGCTGTTTGATATCCCCCTTCAGGTTATTGATTTTAACCCGGGCATTTTTTGCCGACTCGCCTTTCGCGTTAACGTTGGCGGTTTTCTTCTCGTCATATTTACCGTTCAGGGTGCCGTTCAACACAGCCCCCATGCCGACCATGGCTTCTTCTCCGAAAATATCTTTTTTCATGCGGATTTGACTGGCCTGATCATACTTGCGCAGGCTGACAGCCATCTCCTTAAGAATATCGTCGGCGTCCCGTAACTCACCGTTGGACTTTTTGACCTTCACACCCAGTGCAGCCATGGCATCGGCGGCTCCGCCTGTCGGCGCGACCATGCGGGAAAGCCCCGCCCGCAATGATGTGCCCGCCATACTGCCGCGAATTCCCTGATCGGCCATCAATCCCGCCATGGCGGCCATACTTTCCAGACTGACGCCCACTTCTGCCGCAATCGGCCCGGCATAGGTCATTGTTTCACCCAGCTGGCGCAAGTCGGTATTACTGCGGGTAAAGGTGGCGGTCAGTACATCAGAGACCCTGTCCATCTGATCCGCGTTCAGGCTGAATTGCGTCAAAACATTTGAGCCAATATCGGCGGCCTCACCGAGCTCGACTTCACCGGCCAGCCCCATATTGAGCACCCCGGGCAGGGCGGCTTTAACGGATTCCGGGGTAAATCCGGCCATGGCCAGAAATTTCTGACCGGCGGCGGCATCGGTGGCGGTGTAAGCGGTGGTGGCGCCCAGTTGCCGGGCCTGCTCACGCAGCATGTTGAGTCGGGGATCGTCTTTGCTCAGCCGGGTCAGTGCCTGAACCGTTGACATCCCCTCATCAAAATCCAGCCCCGGTGCCATGACGCGAGACATGCCGTAGAGCGAACCGATACCCGTAGCCATGGCAGTGGCACCCGATGTTGCCAGTTTACTGCGGGTGTCTTTGGCGGCGGCGTAGCGAGATTGCGCCTGCGTGACAGCGGTTAACCGTCGTTGTTGTTCAGCCAGCTGGCGGTTATAAGTTTCAGTACGTCGGGTCACTTGCCCGGTGACATCACTGCTGTTGCGGGCTGAAATGCCGTGGCGGTAGAGTTCAGCCGCGACTCCCCGTAAGCGTTGCTTTTCTCTGTCCAGCGTGCGGCCGTAGTTATCCCGTACCGCTCTGGCCGTTTCCAGTGCTCTTTTCTGCGCGTCTGTTTGCTGGGCGAGGGGTGGCAGGCTGTTTTTCAGCGCTTTCACCTTTTGCTTGGCTTCTTCATAAGCGTCAGTGGTTTTTTGGACAGATTCCGTCAGTCGCTCAAAGGTCCGCGCCTGACTTTGCAAGTTGCGGACGCTGTTCTGGGTGGTGCGGATTTGGGAAGACAGCCCCGCGGCTGCCCGGTTGGCAGCGTTCAGGGGGCCGGAGAGTCGGTTAGCGGCGTTCAGCGAGACCCGAATGTTTAAATTGCGGTCGGTCATGATTCATTTCCGTTTCGGGTCGCCGCGCGTTCGTGCCATTTCAGTAGTTCGCTCACCGTCATACGATTGCACTCTGACGGCGACCAGTGAAATACAGTGGCAATATCTGCAATGATTTCGTCAGTATCGACAGCCGGGCAGGGGATCAGCTGTCGGCCGGTGGGTTCGTCCCGCTCTCGTCTGAGGTGGGCGCTAAAAAATCCGCCACCCCGGCCGCCAGCTGGGAAAAATCCTGAACATTCATGGTGCTGACATCCACTTCACTGAGGCGCGGATGGGTCACGCGGGGCAGCAGGGTGATGAGGGAATTCACATCACTGGTCATAACGTCATACAGTTTTAGCCCGCGCAACGCGCCGACCTGTTTCATGGTATCGGTGATGGTGACTTCGGTAATTTCCTGCCCGTTCGCCAGTTTCATGGGCTGGCTGAGCGTAATAGTGTGTGCCATAGCGGTGACTCCTGACAATAAATTAATGACCAATATTGGTGCGGTGTTTTTCTAACAGGTCTCTGCCATTGACGCGCCAGACCAGATTGAGCATATCGACTTCGTGCAGCTCGTCATTGTTCAGCGTGATTTTGCAGTAGGTGTTTTTCAGCGTGTATTTATGCTGGGTATTTTCCCCGGCTTTGGCGTTGCCCCAGTCCACCTCGGTAAAACGCCCGCGTGTCTGAATTTCACAGGCGATGGTTTCCCCGGTGGCATCGTCGTAATACGATCCGGCAAAGCGCAGTTGCAGACTGTCGAGAGTGCCGCCCCACGTTTTCAGCAGACTGGCTTCCAGCCCGCCCATCGTGACCTCCATATCCAGTGCACCGCTGTCCATGCCCATCAGCACGGCCACCGAGCCGGGCATTCCGGCACCCTGATAATCTTCGGTTTTGAGGGTTAACTTGGGTGTTGTCACTTCCTCCACCTGTCCCAGATACGTCTGACCATCAATAAAGACGTCAAACATAAAGAGTTTTTTCGGCATCCCCATGCGAATTTCCCCTTAACCTAACTGATTAAAAACAGCAAAATATTCATCGGTAAATGTCTGCACCAGTTGCAGATTTTCCAGCGGTGGCACGGGCGTGTATTTATAGTGGATCGTCGCCGTCCCGTCGCGCAGCATTTCTTTCGGGTTATCAGCCGGGTCATACCAGCATTCAAACCCCAGTAAGCGCCCCTCGCTGACCAGTTGCATTCCCTTGCGGTTGATGCCATCCACCACATCTTTCACCAGTGACGGTAACAACGGTTTATCGACATAGGCGAAATGGGCCTCGGCGATCATATCCGCCAGTATCTGTGCCGTGCGGGTGTAGACCTCAAAGAAATAGGTTTGGGCATCACAGGTGCGGTTGCCCCAGAAACGGAAGCCATCCCGTTTAATCAGCGTGGTGATCCCTTTACTGTTCAGGTCGTCCGCGTCGGTATCCTTGCCCTGCAAAGTCCAGTAAATATCGGCGGAAATCCCCAGCACCCCGTTCACCGGCACGTTCGACAGCGATTTATGCCAGCCCTGTTCCGCATCAATACGGGCACGCAGCCCCAACGCAAACGCGGTGGCGGGCACAGTTTCATTTTTCCCTGACTGGCTGTTATAGGTGATGAAATCCGGGTAAATCAGCATGATCTCACGCTGGCTGAAATTCTCGCGGTATCGCTTCACGTCGGTCAATGTCTTGCAGTGATGGGGGCTGACATAGGCGAATGCCCGCAGTTTTTCGGCAAAAATCGCCAGTTGCAGGGCGACCGGTTGCGTATCCAGTTGCGGGACCGCCAGCAAACGCGGTTGTTCGCCCGTGTTAATTTCTGCGGCCAGCAACGCATATAGGCCGGTATAGCGCCCGTCCTGACTGAGACCCCCGATAACCAGCTGATCCTGTGTTTTCTTCTCGCCACTGCCTTTCTGGTTGGCGGCGTCAGCGACGCGGATCACAATCACTTTCGGGCTGCACTGATCGGCAATGGCTTTCAGGGTGGTGTACAACGTACCGGTTTTACCGGCCTTGCCGATAACACTGTTGATGCGCGTCACCAGCACCGGCATATCCAGCGGGAACGCCTCGGCATCAGCATCATCGCCCGTACAAATGACCGCAATGACTGCCGTATTAATATCGCGTATCAGCGTACTGAGCTGGGTGGTTTCCCTGACCGATACGCCATGATGAAATGACATAGCTTTGTTGCCTCATCCGTTTTCGATAGCGCTATGTTGCGGTCTTTTCGCAGGTAAATCACGCCATGCTCTCTGTGACAAGGCGGCGACAGTGGTCGGGCATTGTCTGCGCGCCCGCGCGGGGCAATCATGGGATAACTGTGTAACGGACGAGGCTCCCATGAACCCGATTGATATTCTGACCAGCCCGGATTACGTCAAACAACCCGCGTTTGATTTACGCATCGGCGGCCAATCCATCACGACACTCAATCACCGTCTGATGTCTCTGTCACTGACGGATAACCGCGGGTTTGAGGCCGACACGCTGGAATTGTCCCTGGATGATACGGACGGCAAAATTGCGCTGCCGCCCCGTGGCACTGAGATTGTTGTCCGGATTGGCTGGCAGGGTGAGCCGCTGGTTGAAAAGGGGCGGTTTGTGGTGGATGAAATCAGCCACAGTGGGCCACCCGATCGGCTGGAGATCACCGCCCGCAGTGCCGACTTTCGGGAGGAATTCAACGTGAAGCGTGAATACAGCTGGCATGCTGTGACGGTTGCCGATGTGGTGAGCGCCATTGCCGGACGTTATCAACTGCAACCGGCGGTCAGCCGCCCGTTAATGGACATTGAAATTGACCATGCTGACCAGACCAATGAAAGTGATATCAGTTTCCTAAGCCGGATGGCGGACATGCTCGGCGCGATTGCGACGGTCAAAAATGGCCGGTTGCTGTTTATCCTGCCGGGGCGCGGCCTGTCACAGAGTGGAAAACCGTTATCGGTGATCACCCTGACCCGTGACAGTGGCGACCGGCACAGTTTCCGGGTGGCGGATCGGGCTGCGTACACGGGCGTCAAAGCCTACTGGCTGGATCTGAATGTTGGAAAGCAACCCGCCACCACGATGAAACGGCAGCGCAAATCCCCGAAGCCTAAAAAAAGCCAGTCCAGTCAGCGTGAAGGGGAATATCTGGAAGGGGCCGACGGGAACGTCTACGTGATGCGCCAGACCTTTAAAACAGAGAAGATGGCCCGTCGGGCAGCGGCGGCGAAATGGTCACGGCTGCAACGGGGTGCGGCGGAATTCAGTATCACCCTGGCACGGGGCCGGGCAGAACTTTACCCTGACCTGACCGCCGCTGTGGTGGGCTTTAAAGCTGCTATCGACAGTCACCAGTGGACACTCTCGCGGGTGATCCATACGATAGGGGATAACGGCTTTGTCACCCAGCTGGAACTGGAGTTAAAAATTAACGAGACGGCGATGGCAGAAAGTGAACAATAAGCCGGAACAATGCGGTATAATTGCGGCAGGCACACCCCCAATGACGGAGGGTTTTTTCATGGCGTTTACCTGTCCCCAATGCGGCGCTGTGGCAAAGACGCGCACCAGCGAAATGATGAGCGAAGCAACACGGCGCAGTTACCACCAATGTCAGAATATTCTGTGTGGCTGCACGTTTACCACGATCACCAGTATTGAACGCTATTTGACACTTCCTACACCCCAGCAACTCCCGACGGATTTTCGCATCCCGAAACTGGCCTTTCCAGCCAGCCATTACGGTGATGAGCAAATCGGCTTCGGATTCTGAATAAAAAAATAGCCCCAAATCGGGGCTTGCTTTTGGAATTATTTTGCAGAGAGTTACTCTTCGGTTATGAATTCTATAATCTCACCGGTCTTAATATCTACCTTAACAGCAACATACTGCTTTACTCTCGCACCATAAAGGTTCGTGCCGCTATATATTGTTTTTACTATGGCATAAGGATGATCACCGCCCAGAACGCGGCGAGAGAGTGTTTCAATATGTTTATAGGATGATTCATCGTGCATACTTTCTTTGATGATTTTTTCCAATGGGCGATACGAGCCATCCCATGTACTAAATTTAGATCTGTATGCATCAAAGTTTATGTACTTTGACAGAGAGGCAGGATTTTTAGCGTAGTCGTTATAGCACCATCCCAAGACTTCACCCAGTTTTAAATCCTCCGATTTGGTGTATGACATTTGACTAAGGCAACTATAGAAGCCATCTGTTTCCTGCCCAACGATGTTTTTAAATGCAATGTATTTTTCAACAACTTCCTGCCTATCTTCCTTATACTCATCTCGATATTCTTTGAGTGTCATATCAGCATATTTGAATGGCTTGGGTGCTGGTGTTGATATCGTCTTGACGGTAGCTTGCTGAGGAGGAGAGGATTTTGAGGGGAATAGTTGGCCTGCTGTTATGATGGTAGCGAAAAATACAACCAAAAAGATTAAAGAAGACACCTTCCTATTCGGCATTAATACTATTTTTGGCTTCAATAATCCAATAATAAACATTAGAAAAGATAATCCCGCTACAAAAAATAAAAAATCTTCCATTACTGTTCTCTTATGTTGTTACGGCGTGGGTGCTCTATCAACAAACCAGCCTATCCAATATTGCAGATACTAATCATTGATCAGGGTTTGTGTAATTGTAAACAATAAACAAAATTGATAGTTACACATTGATGTGGTGATAGAATATTGCATTAAAATGCAATTTGCATCATAATGCAAATTACAGTAAGGGAGGGGAAATGACCTACACAGTATCTTATCACCCAGAGGCGGAAGTTGAGGCAGCAGAACTGCCACTTAATATCAAAGTTAAATATGATAAAGTGGTTGAAAAGTTAGAAGCAGATCCAACTAAGCTAAGAGAGCCACATACAAAACCGTTAGGTGATGGCCTTTTTGAGCTGCGAACAATGGGAACGGATATCGCGAGAGGGATTTGGGTCTATCAATCAGGTCGTAACATAATTATTTTAAGGGTTTTTATTAAAAAATCTCAAAAAGTCTCACGGCATGATATCGAGTTGGCTAAGTCCAGATTAGAGGAGTTGCTTAATGAAACTAAAAACGCATAGAGAACTACACGAAGAATGGATGAAAGATCCAGAATATCGAGCAGCTTACGAAGAAGAAACAAGAAAAGAGAGACTGCAAGAGATGTTGCAGAAGTGGCGGGAACATGCAGGTCTCACTCGTCAGGAAATTGCAAAAATTATGGGGGTTAATCCCTCTACCGTAAGCCGTATGGAATCTAATGTTGATAAGGCAAGTATCAATACATTAGCTCGTTATGCCAAGGCATGTGGGGTTAAAAATCCAGTTATTGCCTTGTAAATATTGTGTGCTGCGTTTAAATCTTAACTCTCTGTATTATACCGTTAAAATAAAAGCCCCCGATTGTCACAGGGGCTTTGGCTGATATACGTCGATGTGGTCATGGTGTGGACACTTTTACTATTAAATCCTTTTATTACAATACGTTGTGATTTAAAAACACCCACCATCCCTGTCTTTCAGCCCCGTTTCGGGGCTTTTTTTTCAATGATTTATCGTCAACTTCCCTGTAAAAACAACAATATAAAAAAGTACGAGAGAGTTAGAAGGTGTATGAACGTTTTTAATGGTCAACCCGCAGAACGTTGCGGGTTGAAGCTGTTCTGAGAATTAAGCGGCTCTTACTATATATAAAAATGCAATATTACGAGGGCGCGTTTCATTTGAACCAAACGCGCCTGTATTTACACTTCCTTGTCTTGTCCAATTTCCTCTCCCGACATACGATGATGCTGAACCTGCGTCATTTATTTCAATATTATGACTATGACTTTGTATAGCAAAATTTTGCCATGATAAAATTCTTCGCCCGTAATCAACATTACGCCCCGCATCTAAACCACGGATAAATTCTCCTCGCAAGTCTGGTAATCTTCCCGATGGGTAAGCAAGAGCAAGTTGCGGGTATCTTGCTTTATCAAACCAGCCTCCATTACATATGAGCCATCCTTTTGGTGGTGTTGTTGTTGGCCAAGGAACAGGGACGCCAACAGGAAGAGAGGACTCTGCTGGGTCTTGCATTGTTAATCCCAAATTTTTTACAAATTCTGCCCTATTGGGTATATCAGCTCCATTCTGATCTTTAGACAAACGAGTATTAGCATTTTGATTGGCAGTATTTGCAAGTTTTGTCACATTAGCCAAAGAAGCATCAGTTTCTTTTTTGGTGTATGTTCCTACATCCGATGCATCTAATGAAATATCAGAAGAAAGAGCTTTTCCATTAACTTTTCGGTTGGTTGGTACGTAATTCTTATCACTGCTATTTGCTTTGTTCGCCAGATCAAACGCTTTTTTAACTGCTCTGGATGTGGCTACGGTTATTTCACTATCACTCTCGACCTCATTACTAAGAGTAACAAAGCCTTTGTCCTCTAATGTTGCATAAGGATGCTCACGTGTTTGAATATGTTCTTCAATCGCTTCCTTGATTGCTTTTCTGACATCATCCATTGTTGGAACTATGACTTCTTCACTTCTTGACGGTATGGATTCCGGTTTTTTATCTTGCAT